AAGCAGAATAACGGATACTACGGTGGACTTTATCTATTTCCTAAGAATTATAAAATAACAAATAAAGAAGCAGAATATAATTTCTTTGTTAATACAAAAGAAATTGATCAAGTTGTTGGATATTATCCTCCATTTGACATAGTTTTTATAAGTTACAATGAGCCAAATGCTGATGAAAATTATGAAAAATTAAAATCTAGATTCCCACACGTTAAACGGATACATGGAGTTAAGGGCATACATCAAGCTCACGTAGAAGCTGCTAAGATCTCAGAAACTAGAATGTTTTGGGTAGTAGATGGTGATGCTATAATTGATTCTGATTTTAATTTTGAATTAGAAGTTAATCAATGGTCTAGAAATACAGTATATGTACATCAAAGTAAAAATCCAATAAACGATCTTGTTTATGGATATGGAGGAGTAAAATTTCTACCTAAAGAATTAGTATTATCTATGGATATTAATTCAGTTGATATGACAACGTCTATTAGTAAAAGATTTAATTCTGTTCAAAAGGTTAGTAATATTACTTCCTTTAATACAGATCCGTTTAGTACTTGGAAATCAGCATTTAGAGAATGTGTAAAATTATCGAGCAGAATTATTGAAGGTCAAGTAGACAATCAGACACAAAGAAGATTGGATATTTGGTGCTCCGTTGGCGAGGATAGACAATACGGTGAGTATTCTATAAAAGGAGCTATAGCTGGCAAAGAATTTGGAATAAAATATGCAGAGGATACAGACATGTTAAAGAAAATTAATGATTGGGAGTGGTTACAAAATGAATTTAGAAAGTGAACATATTCTATACTGGATGGATGCTATAAGAAATAACGAAAATAGAGATCGAATTCTAGAATGTTTCTGGAAAGGACAAATTAGATCAAAAATATGGCTTATAGAAAATCTTAAACCTTTTGTAAAAAGTGCAGTTAAAATAGATATTCACGGAGGGTGGATGGGAGTATTAGCAAGTCTTCTATTTCAGTCTGACATTTTAATAAGCAGAATTGTTTCTGTTGATATAGATCCGGGTTGTGAAATATCTGCTACAATTATAAATAAACTCGAAGAAATGGAAGGAAGATTTACTGCTATAACTTCTAATATGATAGACGTAAATACTAATGCAGATGTAATTATTAATACGTCATGCGAGCACATATCACAGACAGATTATGAACTATGGTTGAATAATATGCCTAATGATGCTATATTAGTTTTACAAAGTAACAATTATGTTATTCCGGAACATGTAAGAATCGCAAATTCTCTTGAAGAATTTATTGAACAGAGTCACATTGAAGTTCTTTGGGCAGGAGTCAACTGTTTACCTTTATATAATAGGTATATGATTATAGGAAAAAGAACTGATGATTTCAAAATACCCTAGTGGATCTTTATTAGCCTGGCGACCTAATAGTTTAATGGGACATATAATTTGTAAGTTTACTAAAAGTGAATATAGTCATGTTGGCTTACTATGGCGCTTTCACGGAAGATATTATGTTCTTGAGGCAATATGGAATAGCGGAGTAAGAGTAAGATTACTGCAAGAAGATCTCCCGGTTATAATAATTCCTACAGGGATTAAATGGACCGACGAAATAGAAGGTGTTGCTGTAAGAAAGTTAGGTAGGATGTATCATTTTTTAGATGCATTACGAGTTGGATTGAATATGAATCCACACATTTATGATAGTGAAATTTGTTCTCATTATGTTGCACATGTTTTACATAGAGCAGGATTACCAATTCCAGATGATAAACCACTAAGACCTGATGATGTTGTTAACTTTGTTTTAGATTTTAATGGAAATAAATCAGAATTAATTACAAATATTGCCGGAAGAAAAGGATTTAAAGGTTGGGTAGATTGGTTTAAAAACTAAATATTCCATGTTTAAATTTGAAGATTTAAAAAGAATTCACCTGGAAATTACAAGTAATTGTCAGGCATCATGTCCTATGTGTCCTCGCAACTTTCATGGAGGAATTGAGAATCCTAATCTTGTTTTAGCAGATTGGTCCTTAGATGATTTTAAATTTATTTTTAATGAAGAACTTTTATATCAATTAACTGGATTTTATTTTTGTGGAAATTTTGGAGATCCTATACTAAATGATAATTTGATTGATATGGTTTCCTATGCAAAAAATATCAATTCTAATATAGGTATAAGAATACATACTAACGGTGGTGCTCGAAAAATTGAATGGTGGGAAAATTTAGCCAATTCTCTTCCTATAAAACATAGTGTTCATTTTGCGCTAGATGGATTAGAGGATACTCAACATTTATACAGAATAGGAACTACTTACGACAATGTTATTAAAAACGCAACAGCTTTTATTAGAGCAGGCGGCAAAGCAACGTGGACGTTTATTAGATTTAAACACAATGAACATCAAGTAGAAGAAGCTCAAAAAAGAGCAAAAGAATTAGGTTTTGAAAATTTTATTGTAAAGAATACAACTAGATTTACAGGCGGTGTAGAAAAATTTGAAGTATTTGATAAAAAAGGAAATCTTACACATTATTTAGAACCGCCAACTGGAAATGATTTACATAAAAATGATAAGATAGTAATCGATGAACATGAAAAATATATAAACCAAACTAAAGTAGAATGTATGGTTTTAGATCAAAAAGAAATTTATATAGATGCTTTTAAAAATGTTTACCCTTGTTGTTTTTTAGCTTTACCAACTATGAGAAAACCTCCAGAACATAATCATACTAGTCCTAAAGTTTTATGCGATCAATATTCTCAATATATAAACGAAATTAGTGATACTAATGATGCATCTAAGAAATCAATAAGAGATATTATAAATGGGAATGTTTGGCAAAACATTAATTGGCATAAAGATTATTGGGGAGAAGAAAAAATGTTTATCTGTGCAAGGACATGTGGTAAGACAGAATTAGTTCCGAAAATATCGGAAGAATTTTTAAAGACCACTAAAAAACTTACCATCTAGGATATTTGTTAATTTCTTCTAAAAATTTAACAGGATACAATTGCCAAACAGTTTGATAAGTATTTCTATAAAACACTTCTTTTATTCTTTTTGCTACACCTTGTTTTTCTAAAGATGGCATGTATATTCTATGGACTAATCTTTGACTACCTACTTCTAATTCATTTGTAGTAATATATAAATTTTTGTCTATTCCGGCCCATTTAATACATGTAGGAATAAAGACTTGGGCAGAAATATTTTGATATTCTGTAAAATATTTTTTATTAAAAGTTTTTTTTGGCAAAGCTTCTGGAAAGGAACAATTCCTTACACATATTCTATAACTATTAGGTCCCATTATATCAAATGTATGGGAAGCCACAGATCCTACTGCTTTATCGTTTTTATATAAAATCCAAACTTGCCATTCTAATTCATTTTTTAGGCAATCGATCATTTTCTTTTGAGAGGAGTTATTATCAAAACCTCGACGAGATGCTTCTGCATAAAACTCGTCGAGGTTAAGTTCGTTAGACCAAGGAATAATTTTCATATACTATATATGATTATTATCCTCCAAATTTAAGTCGAAATGATTTACTAACAGCAAATTTGTTATATAAATGTTTTGCTGCTCCGCCTTGTAAAGAAGAAGTATCACTGTACGGATCAGTTGGACTACCTTCATATATTTTGTCAGTTGCATTGTTTAAAATGTAGTCTTTAATTTGAACTGGAGTTGCCTCGGGATATTGTTCGAGTAATAAAGCAACTACACCTGCTACTTGAGGAGCAGCCATAGAAGTACCGCTTAATAATCCTTGTTTAAAGACAATACTATTTGGTGTTGGAAAATAAGTGTCTATACTATCTGGAAAAAACTCGTATGCATTAATCCATGACATTGCACTTAAAATAAATGTTCCCGGTGCATATATATCAACTCCAGGACCATGATTAGAATAATTAGCTCTTTTATCTAATGTCGCACTATATGAGAGGGTATCAGTTGATCCAACAATAAATGCTTCGTCGTCATAAGGACTAGATCCTCTGTGATAATAAATATTACCTACCCCGGTTTGTGTAAAATAATTATTATAATCTAGTCCAGACGGAATATCAATTTTGTGACCATTATTTCCAGCAGAAATAACAACATGTATACCTTCATCGATCATTTCTTGAATATCTATATCTACAGTGTTTACTCTAACAGGACAGTTAAATCCATCGATTGGAGTCATACCATATGCCGGATTTGGTGCTGTTCCTACCCAAGGAGTTCCTCTGTAATTACCGCCAGTAATTCCTAAGTATACAGTTTGGAAGTTAAAGCTTATATTTACTACTGTTGGATTTTTAATTCCGGTAATTGGATTTACGGCCTTTAAATTATGCCAATTTTTAACTAGATCAAAAGCATCACCAATTGGAAGTCCAGTACCTGGATCAGTTGGACCCTCTAAACCTTCAATTTTCAATGCATATATGTTAGCATTTTTAGCCCAACCAAAAGTTTTACCTGCTGCAATACCTGCTACATGCGTTCCATGTCCGTCTGTATCGTCGCCAATTGATCTTTTATTACTTGGAGCTAAACCACAGAAGAAATCAAAAGGAGTATTAAATTCATGTACAGATTCATCTGATGCATTTGTTCCTGTACTATTACTAGCTATTTCAACTAAACTACCTACGCCTCTTTCTGTTGCAACACCTTCTACAATGTTCCATGTACTTCCTGCTTGTTCTAGATGATAATCTGTATTATCGTCTCCGTAAACATTCCAAGTTAATCCAGCATCACTAGATGCTAAAACACAGCTTCTTTGTACAGAACCATTTATTAATCTTTCATCTTCAAAAATACTTAATTCAATCGATCTTGTTGAATTAATTGGTTCTGAATTTTCAGATAAATTTATTCTCCATTCTGCTTCTAAAGGTTTGTCATGACGTACTGCTAAGATTTCAATTAAATTGTCATCAACAAATCTACATTCCCAAATTAGATCAACAGGTGAAGATGGATTTTCTAGGAAAGTATTTCTATCAACCCATCCTTCATATCTTACTCTGTAACTTTTTCCGCTGTCTTCTGCACCACCATAGATGTTATTTTGAGCAGGATCCTGTTTAATACCTTCACTATAAACGATAGCTCCTAGAACAAGGGAACCTCCTAGAGTCTGAAATGAATAATCCCAGAAAGCATTAATTATTTTTTCAAAATTAATATAACTGTTTGATGAAACAGAAACATATGGTGCTGTTTTTAAATTTACAGGCCCTATAGTTGCCATACCTGCTTCTACATACCAATCAATGATTTTTACTCTTGATTCATTATTTTTATAACTTGTAAATTCTGGGTGTTCAGCCATCAACCCACTATCCATAACTACAATATCTACATTTGTTCCTTCTAAAACAAATTCATAATTTGATGGAGAAGTAGTATTTAAACCAAAGTTATTAGTCTGAGAATTACATCTACTTAATCCCCAATTTTGAAAGTTTCCAGAAGGACTTGTAACCTTATCAAAATTTCCTTCTTGTATAAGATTCTTTTTAATTTGAATATCTTTTCTCTGTCCGGGAGGAATTTCAACACAATATATACGAGAGTCTTGTCTTAGTTTATCTGCTTCTGCATCTGTTAAAGCATAATGGCATTGACGAATACTACCAAGGCGTTCGTTTACTATTTCTACTTCGCGATCAGGAACATATGTTAATCCATTAGTTGGATTTTCCATTTCAGCCCAGAATGTGTTAAAATCAACACCTCTTTTTAGACCAACAACGTATTCTTTAGTTTGCATTATGATTGGCTCCCGTCTCTTATATTAAATCAACCCAAGCACCGTTTTCGTAACCTTGGAATTTATCAGTTGTAGTATTGTATATCATATCACCATTTTGTGCAAAAAGTGCATCTCTCTCACTAGTAGTAAATCTTGCTAGTCTAAATGGTGCATTAGTTATTATTACAGCATTTCCTGCACCTAATTTTAAATCTAGAGCAGCAATTAACTCTGGAGATCCGGTTGAGCTTGATGTTAGTTCTTTAACATCAATGCTTCCTTCGATGATAACATCACTTGTAAATCTAGTTAATTGATTAATAGATAAATCAGAACTATCAGCAGTTGATATTGATGCACTACTTAAAATAATTCCGCCACCTATTATAGTATCGGAGGTAACTGTTCCTGTAATGCCATCAATTATTAGGGAAGAATCGTCAGCAAAGAATGATCCTTGAACCCCACCCGCAGTTAATGTTCCTGATATTTTAGCATTACCTAAAACGTCTAATTCTGAAGTTGGAGTAGGATTATTTACGCCTAATTTACCGGTAGAATTAAAAACTAGGTAATGTGTACCTGTACTACCGAGTGTAGCTAATGTAATCTTTCCTGGAGTAATACCAGGAACAACAGTTCCTTGATTATCTACTTGTAAGATAATTGTTGAAGAAAGGTTATAATTTAATCCATCGTGCCCGTAAGAATTTAAACTATATAAGCCATCTCCGGGTTGTACAGAAGTTGGTGATGTAAAAGTTCCTCTTAAACCAAAATTTTCATATTTAATTGTGTTTAATCCACTAGTGATAACATAATTTTGTTCTAAAGAAACAGAAATATCGTTCCAAAATCTCTGAAGAGTAACATAAGGTGTAAGTCCTGTAGCACTGTCTCCACCTATTTTTATTCTGCCATAGGGATTACCGTTACCTGATGTTAGATTAGGTACAACTGTTATGGTATTATTTGATAGAACAATATCACCGTTGCTTAGTATATTATTTTGAGCATCGACTAGTAAAGTAGAATCGTTAGCCCAAACGTTGCCGTATAAATCTCCTTCAAAATCCCCCTGAAGATTACCAAATATATTTCCTGTAACATTACCAATAACGTTACCAAAATGCGTACCAGTTGTGTTACCGTTTACGTTACCTGTTACATTACCTATAAAATTAGTAGCAGTTATATTTCCATTTATGGAAATAGTTCCTGTACCTAAAATATCATTATTATTAAGGTCTAAATCTGCGGTTAATGCTCCACCCGCTGCCGCAACAATATCAACTCCGCCGATAGTAGTACCGTCACCTACATAAATTCTTTTACTATCTATTACATAGATAAGTTCACCTTCTGAAGGTGTAAAACCGAGTCTTTCGGCATTGGTACCTCGTCTTAGTCTTAAGGGCATAGTGCGCTCCTGAAATGTAGAATCTGCTTCTTTTATTTATCAAGATTCTATCAGGTCTCAGGAGATCCATTTATTTTTAAAATCCCCTAACTCTCGCTGGCTTAAACCGAAATGTTTAGCTAAATTTTCCTCGTCTCTAAAATCTTCTAAAAGATCTAGCCATGTATTACGACTAATTAAACGGCGTAGTAAAGGTACTTCAAGCCCGCTAACTTTAACAGATTCAACCTGATAATCTTCAAATGCTTCACATGCTGCTGGAAATAAGGGTTTTACTAGATTGTATAAAGCATTAGCATATTCACGAATTTCCCACTGAGCATGAGGATCCATACGCAAGCGAGCCATATTTAAGAAATTTTTAAGATTTGATTTCCAGTAGCATTCTGTATATCCACCTACAGGAAGTATAGCTCTAGCAGATTCTCGAGCTAAGTTAAAATGATTTATATAGTGTTCGTATGTTTGATAATTATATTCCCAAGTACGTATCATACTTTCGATAGTGAACTCTTTTTCTTCATCGCTAAGTTCGTCTTCGCGTCCTTGTTTATTATTAGTACTTTGCTCTTTTAACTGTTCTTTAGGAGGGATATAAAATTCATCAGTAATCACAGAATAACGAGCAGAATATTCGTTCAAACTCGCTGTTCTATGTCTTACTAATTGACGCATAACAAAAATGGGAAGTTTAATATGAAATTTAACTTCACACATTTCGAAAGGAGTAGTGTGCTCGTGGCGCATAAGATAGCGAATCAAGCCTCGATCAGTGTTTACGCTTTTTGTACCTTTACCATAACTAACACGGGCTGCTTGGACAATAGCATCGTCGCTACCCATA